AGTGTGAAGGCGAGGTTCTAACAGCGCGTCATACAACATACACAAGGCTTTAGCGGGATGCACCCGCTTTTGTCTTGTGCTTGTTTGGTGCAATACAGCTCATTTGGGGCTTTTGCGCTGTATTTAGCGCAACGAACAGCACAGGTTTATTAGTTATTTTTCACCCCGTTTATTAGTTATATGCCAGAATAAAAGCCATGGGAAGACATGCGCTTGATTTAACTGGCCAATGGTTTGGACGACTCCAAGTCGTCGCCCGAGCTGGCACTTACGGAACCGCTCACGCGACCTGGCTATGCCGTTGTTCATGCGGCACTGAGAAGGTTGTGATTGGTTTGAACCTACGCTCTGGCAAGTCGACGTCGTGTGGATGTGCAGTGCTCGACGCAAACAAGGCCAGAAGAAAAGACGCGCCCAAGAAAGTGAAACATCTGACCGTGGTGGCGGTGGCCAAGAAGCCAAAGCCAAAAGGTGTAATCAGGAATTTGACCCACAACGGTAAGACTCAATCGTTGCAGGCGTGGGCCGATGAGCTGGGCGCAAGCTATCAGTCCATTCAATACAGAATCAACAACGGGTGGAGCGTGAAGCGCGCACTCTCCACCCCGTTTAGACCCAAGAAGGGTTAGGCCGCCTTGAGCTTGGCCAGCGCACCACGCAGGAAGTGCGGCGACATGTGCAGGTAGTTCTTCTCCACCGTCACGATTGAGTCACCCAGCATGGCTGCAATCTCGGGCATGGACACACCAGCCTGAGCCAACCTGGTGGCCAGCGTGTGGCGGAATGTGTGAGCCGTGACGTTGGCCAAGTGTTTGCGCTCGCAGAACCGCTCCATCGACTTGCGAATCTGGCCGCGGTGGTCCAGCACCCAATCGTTAATCGCCTCTTCTTTGGCGCGCTGGAGCACTGGCAACAGGTCGTCGCTGATTGGAATAGTCGGCCTGCGCTTGGTCGTTTGGTTGCGACCCCATGGGTTGAGCTTGATGATGCCAAGGTCCAGGTCGACTTGCTGCCAGGTCAATGAGCGCAAAGCGTCTGAGCGCGCGCCAGTCTCCATGAGCAACCACAGGTAGCGGCTCAGTCGGCTCATGCGCTCGCCCTTGATGTGGGTGGCCTCTGCGCGAATCATGGCCAGCTCTGCCTCGGTAAGGACACGGTTGCGAGCTGGTGGCTTAGGCGGCAGCGGGATGTACGACAGGTCTTTGGCGGTGACGCGCAGCTCTTTCGGCTCCACCTTCTTGACCATGAAGTTGAACACCGCACGCATGATGCCAAGCTCTTTGCGCACCGTGCCAGCCGACACCTTGCGACGGCCTTCAAACGTACCTTCTAGGCGCTCTTTGGTGAAGCGCTCAACGTCGGCCCTTGTAATTTGTGACAGAGTGCGGTCGCCAAATCGGACAATCAGACAAATCAAAACATGCTTGAGCGTGTCAGGCGAAGCCACCGTTGGGCCGTGTTGCTCCAGGTACATGCGGCAGGCGGCGGCGAATGTCTGCGGGTCATGTGCAATCTCATCCTCAGTGCGTGCTTTCAGCCAGCCCTGAAACCTCTCTTGCGCGACTTGTAAATCTGCTGTCCGAAGGCTCGTTCTTTGCGAGCGACCTCCATCTGTGAACGCGACGTACCAGACGCCAGCGTTTTCGACGAGTCTTGGTGGGAGCGCTTTGCGTGCCATCTCAATGTCCTTTCAATATATTGCTGTACGGACTCGCGTGAAATCAGAAGTGGTGCACGGCCAGCGCCAGGAATCCATTGCAGCTCACCAGACTGGCGCAGCTTGCGAACGAATCCCCTGCTTCTGTGCAGCATGTCAGCCACCTCAGTTTCAAGCAGTAAGTCCACGGGAGTTACTTGCCTTCGTGCTCTTGAGCGAGCATGAAAATTTGCATGGCCAACTTCTTTGGCAGGCGCATGTTGAGTCGAATCCACATGTAGCCCTCTTCGTTGGGCACATCACGCAGCTCAAACGTAGGCTCGACTTTGTTCTGTGCTTGCTCGTAGTAGTTGGGCAGCAAGTCCTCTGGTCGAACATTCAATACGCTGGCCATCTTCTCCAACGCTTGTGGGCTTGGAATCGAGCGACCACGCACGTAAGTGCTAATCGCATCGCGGGCCAGCTCGCAGTTGCGTGCGAACTCTGATTGAGTCCATCCACGCTCAGCAATCTTGTTGTAAAGACGCTTGGCAAACTCAGCTTTTACTAAGTGCCTGTTGCTCAGCGCGTCTGGTTCCTGCGATTTATTTGGGGCAGGTTTGGGTTGGGTTGCGTATTTAGGCATCGCGTTACTCTCCTGTTAATAGTGTACATCTTGTACGCTATTTGTGGCGGAGTTTAGACCATTCAAGACCCCTTCCGCAACTTTTTTTACGTTTTCTTGTGACAACTTGTATGCCGAGCATACAATTTGTCTCATGCAGAACAACAAGAAAACAATCGTCGACGTCAAGGCGTTCATCGCCTTCTTCGGTGGGCCAGCGTCCATGCGCTCTACATGGGCTAGGCACAAGCTGGAGCTGACCAAAGGTGCTCAAGACAAGTGGGTGATGCGCGGAGTCGTGCCGACTACACGCATTCTTGAGGCTGTTCAAGTGGCACGCGCCATGCGAACACCTTTTGACTTCAACCACTTTGTGAAAGTTCGGAGAAAGAAATGAGTACGTTAGCCAAAGAGCAACTAAGCGACCTGAATTGGGCGACAGATGTTTTGTCAGGACGAGGTGATGAGCATGACAGTTCCGTGTCAGCAACCAACATGCTGTCGTCACTTGCCAAGCACGGTGCAACACCACAAATCAAACAAGCAGCCAGCGTAATGTTGGTGCAAGGCGTAGCGGAGGCTGCATGAAAGTTGCCGGAATTGACCCAGGATTGTCTGGTGCTATCTGCGTGTTTGACGTGGAGAAAGGCATGCTCACCATACTTGATATGCCGACCGTCGAGGTCAAGTCCGGCAAGAGCATCAAACGCAGACTCAGCGAGCCAATGCTGGCTGAGCTTCTGCGTCCTCACAACATTGACCACTGCGCTCTGGAGCTAGTCGGCGCTATGCCTGGTCAGGGCGTCACCTCAATGTTCAACTTTGGCCAGACCTACGGTGCTATCCGTGGCGTACTCGCTGGCCTGCGCATCCCAATCACGTTGGTCACTCCACGCAAGTGGACGTCTGACATGAAAGTCAGCGGTGGCAAAGACGCAAACCGTCAACGTGCCGCCCAACTCTTCCCTGCCTACGCTGCGTCGTTCTCTCGCGTGAAAGACGACGGACGTGCGGACGCAGCCTTGCTGGCCCATTGGCTGGTTTCTTTTTCCAAGGATGTATGAAATGACGACCGACACTTTCAACCCCGAGGTGCAAATCTATGCGCACCCCACCCGCCCATTCGTGATTGTGCAAACCGAGCAACGTAGCGAAGCCTGGTTTGAGTCGCGCTTGTCTCGCGTCACTGGCTCGATGGCCAGCAATGTGTGGGACAAGACAAAGAAAGGCGAGCGCACCGCTGGCTGGACCAGCTACCAAGACCAGCTGTTGGCCGAAGCGCTGACAGGTATCAGCGCTGACGACGTGTATGTCACTCGCGACATGCAGCGCGGCATCGAGCTGGAGCCAGTGGCTCGCAGCGCCATTGCTCGTCGTCTTGGCGTGGTGGTGCGTGAGACAGGTTTCTTGGCGCACAACAACCTGCGCATTGGCTCTTCACTTGATGGCGACATTGATGACTTCCGTGCCGTCGTTGAGTTGAAGTGCCCCAAGACCACGACACACCTGCGCTACATCGAGGCCAACGTCGTGCCCGACACCTACATGGGCCAAGCGCTTCACAACCTCTACGTCAGTGGAGCAGACACCCTTTTCTTCGGCAGCTTCGACGACCGACTGCCAGCCCACTTGCAGCTCTTTGTGAAAGAGGTGCATGCCAAAGACATGCCGCTTGAAGAGTACGACCGCGACTTGCGTGAGTTCTTGAAGCAGCTTGAAGGCCGCATCGAGGCGCTGGCCACGCCACACACCAACTAGGAGAAAGACATGGAAAAGGCATACGCGATGGCCGAAGGTCCGCGCACTTTGGTCGGCGCTCAACGCATCGACGAGAACCCGACGGTCGAAGAAAACATCGACCGAAAGATTGGCTATTTACGCCAAGAGATTGAGCGACTGGAAAAGTCAAAGCTCGATTTGAACCCTCTCTTGAAGATGCGCATTCGCGACATTCGCCAAGCGATGGACTACTGAATCCCTCAACAACAAAGGAAATCCCCATGACACAACGCATCTATTCAGTGAGCAACACCACCGACAACACAACCCGTTTGGTGATGGCCTCCAACCCAGCACAGGCACTGCGCCACGTGGCCAACAACTTGTTTGACGTGAAGGCAGCCACTGCCATTGACGTCGCCAACTTGATGGCCAAAGGCGCAGTCGTCGAGCAAAGCAAAGCCGAAGAGGCAACAACAGAAACCAACCAGGAGTAATCCATGTCAGAACAATTCACATCTGCCGCGACCGACGTGTCCGAGTTCATCACCGACTTGGACGCTGGCGTCTTTGACCGCAAGCTGTCTATCGCCCTGTCTCAAGTGGCCGCCGCATCGGTGGACCACGACAAGGTTGGCGAAGTCTCAATCAAGTTCTCGTTCAAAAAGATTCCAGGCACAAGCCAGGTTCACGTCGAGCACTCGCTCAAGTACAGCAAGCCAACCATGGACGGCAAGGCTGGCGAGGAAGAGAAGCGCACCACCCCCATGCACGTTGGCAAGTACGGCAAGCTGTCGCTGGCTCCCGAAAACCAGCTGTCCTTCATGGACCGTCAGGGCAACTTGGCCAACGCTGAGTAAGGGGACGCCATGATTGACCAACAAGCCATCTACGCAATTCAGAACAGCGTTGGCATCGACCAGGCCAAGGCAGCTATCAGCTCAGGCATCGCAACCAACGGAGCGGTGGCACTGCCAGAAGACTTTAAGGTGGGCGACCTTGAAGACTTTATGCCCCTGCGCCGCCGCATGCGCGGCCTGTTCAAGACCAACGTCATAGCTGACTTCGCTGCATACGTGACGACCAACAAGGAATCTGGTGCAGCTGTGTTTGTGTCCGCAGATGAAATCCGCGACATGAGCGCCTGGGCTGTCCTCAACATGGGCACGCCTGCTGCGCCTGGCCACTGCGACAACCGCGCCAAGCTGGGGTTGCGCATGACTGCGGCGTACATCGCAATGCGTGGCCACACAAGCAACGGCTGTATCAGCCAGGTCAAGGCCGTCGAGTTCGTCGAGGACTGGTCCGACTGCATCGAGTGTTTCAAAGACGCCGAGAAGCTGACCAACGCCAAGGCTATCTCCGCTTTGCGTCGCATCACCATCGACAGCTACCGCAAACAAGAGACTGTTGAGAAGTCGCACAGCGCAAGCAAGAGCGCCTTCGAGTCCGTAACGGTCAACGAGTTTGAGTCGCTGCCAACGCACATCTATTTCACGTGCGTGCCATTCCAAGAGTTGGCCAAGCGCACGTTCGTGCTGCGTGTCGGTGTGCAGACAAGTGGCGACAAGCCATCAATCAGTTTGCGCGTCATCAACGAAGAGCTGCATGCCGAGGAAATGTCTCAAGAGTTCGCTGGCCTGGTTCGCGCAGCTCTGAAAGACGTGCCCGTGGGCGTCGGCTACTACGAGTCCAAGTAAACGTAATGCCGCGGGTCATTCCTACCCGCACCGCCTGCCGTCGGTCACGGCTTAAAACTGCTTAAAGGAAATCTCAAATGCCTCTCGCAATCCCTGGTGGCGGCGACGCCAAACCCTATATCCGCTATCAAGCGTCCGCAAACTCTTGGCAAATGTCTGGTGTCGATGGCAAGCCCGTCGAGTTCCAGTTCAGCCAACCTGCTGTGTTCGACATTCAAAACGTCCAGCTCGGCTGGTTGCTGCTTGAAACTGGCAACCGTGACTGGCAGCCATGGCCCGACAACAACCCAACCGGCAAGCCCCAGGGCGAGTACAAGGCTGGCTTTGAAGTCGACGTCTACTCCAAGGCCATGTTTGGTGACGAGCCTGTGCGTAGCTACTCCAGCAACGCCACCGGCAGCACCATGTTCATTCAAGAGCTGTACAACACCGCTGAGCAAGCACCTGAGTTTGCGCAAGGCAAGTCTCCTGTCGTGCAAATCACTGGCAGCAAGCCCATCAAGGTTGGCAAGGGCAACACCCGCGTGCCTCAGTTCACCATCTTGAAGTGGATTGACCGCCCTGGTGTGTTCGATGGCCACGATGAGCCAGCCAGCGCTCCAGCACCAGCCCCCAAGGCAGCGCCTGCACCCGCAGCTGCCGCAGCCGCGGACGAGTTCTGATTCGCCATGAGGGACCGCCCAATCATTGGGCTTGGCCGTCATCAGGTAACTGGTGACGGCCTTTTTTGACACACAACATGGCGACAGCATTCACAAGCCCGTCGATGGCCGAGATGTTTGAGTGGATGGACAAGGTTCAACGCGAAGACTCGCCATGGTTGTACGGCGAACAGCCAAAGGAGCTGCCGCGCCAACCCGTCAGGGGCAAAGGCGGCAAACCAACTGGCGAGTACCTGCCAACAGGCAGAGAGGCCATCAAACAAATGGAGTTACAGATGGGACGCGCAATGACACCGAAGGGGGCCAACCCCAAGAAGGCAGGCACAGAGCTGCCAGCAAGACAGGACCGAAACGAAGAGCTGCGCAGGCAGATGCAAGCCAGCTCAGACGCCATCACTGGCCCGCTCGATGCGGTGGCCAGCGCCATGGAGCGCAAGTGGGGCGTGGGCCGCCTGCAAACCCTAGTCAACGAGGAATGGGCACTCAAGTTTCACTCGGCTGCCACCAAGCTAGACACAGCGCTGGCATCCAGCGACCTCAACGCCATACGCGAGCGCGCTGAAATCATGCGCCGCGGCTGGCTCAAGCTCGATGAGCTGGCCACCGAGGCTGGCCAACAGCCATGGTCCAGGCCAGACGTTTGGGAAGTGGAAGCGCCCAACGGCACTGTCTATGCCATCGTGCGTGACGACATTGACCAGCGCAACGCTGAGCAAAAGGATGGCGTGGCGACCTACACGCTGGCCGAGGTGGCCAAGATTCTCCAAGCGTGGGACGAAGACGGCCAAGTATCAATCATCAAGGCTCAATTTCCTGGCGCTCGCGTGGTCAAGGCAGGGTTTACCAAGCCCGCGGTGATAGACCCGCTCGATGACCCAAGCGTTGGTAATTGATAAAAACAATTAAAGTGTGAAATTTGTTACCATTTTGTCGGTTATCCTACATTTTGTCGTAACAAAAGCGACAACAACAATACAAACCTCAATGGAGAAGACGCATGAAGTTCAAAAAAAAACCCGTCGTAATCGAAGCTCAACAGCTTACGGTATTTAACTTGGAAGAGCTAGAGCAATGGTGCAAAGGCTCAATCAAAGGGCTGCGCCTGCCAGCGAATCAGCGAGTGATTGACATTCAAACCCTTGAGGGTGAGATGCGCGCACAGATTGGCGACTGGATTATCAAAGGGGTCAAGGGCGAGTTCTACCCATGCAAGCCTGAAATCTTTGCCATGACCTACGAACCAGTGGAGGCAGCATGACAGACACCATACAAACAACAGACAGCGACGTCGACAACAAGATTGCAGCCTTCGACCAGGCTATCCGTGCGCTGGCAGAGGTCGACCAACAAGCCGCGCTCAACATGTTGTGCGGACACCTGGTTGGTTTCCTGAGCGCTCTGGTCCACCTCGACGGCGGCGACCCCAACTCTGAAATCACCATCGACGGCGGCCTCACTAGCCGCAGCATCACCATCCACGAAAAGAAATTGGTACTTGCATCATGAGCGCACTCGACATTCAAGTGGCAGGCGACCACTACAAAGACAAGCGTATTCAACCCATTGAGTACATCGCCGCAAACAACCTCAACTTCTTGGAGGGCTGCATCGTCAAGCGCATCACGCGCTGGCGCAACAAACCAGCCAGCCGTCGCTTTGAGGACTTGGAAAAAATCAAGCACGAAGTCGACTTGCTCATCGAGATGGAGACTATGTATGCGCAAACGGACGAAGCGTAAGGTTTACCAATTGGTTAACCCCGTCGAATACGCCATCAACGGCGCATGCGTTGCGTCTGAGGAAGACTTGGACAAGCTGCGTGAGCGTGAGCAAAAGGCACTCAACAACTTTCGCAGCGGCCAAGCGACGCTGACCGATTGGGAAAACTTGAAGGCGTTGCTCAACGTGGCCGAGGCCATGTCACGCGCTGGCGTTGGCATCGAGGTGCTGTCGGTGTGCATGCAGGCGCAGGACCACTTGATTGAGTCGGCCAAGCGCTTTCAACGCATCGGCAAGATGGGTGCGACAGGGCCAGCGCTGGTGTGTTGGCAAGACCTCTATGAGTACCACGACCTGCAACGTCAGTCGATTGCACGCAGTGAGTACGAAAAGTTTTTGCTGCAAGCCATCAACAGGGAGCGTAGCCGCGCACCCGAAGTCATTGAAATCACGCCCGAAAGTATGAAATGACGACAGACAACGACCCTAACGACCAACTGACTTACCGCTACCCGCGGCAAGCACCAAGGCCATACAGCCTATTCGGCATCGAGCACTACCGCAAGCCACGCAACTTGAAGCGCTGGCTCATCTTCATCACGGCCATTGCTTTGTATGCCCTCATCTATTGGAGGTTCCTATGAAATTCTTTTTGGTGAAAGTCGGCAACGTGATGTACCGCGACTTGCAGCCATCGAGTTGCGACGCAGTGATTGCTGCCATGCACCGTTTCCCTGGTGCGCGCAGCGTCGTCGTGAGGGTGATGCGATGACGTTCCACGTACCAAACGACATGCGCATACGCGATGGCCAGATGGGTAGCAACGACTCATACGGCAACAGCGGCGCGTTCAAGTTGAAGCTCAAGCACAACCAGGTGCTCTTTGCCATCGCCAGTGATGCGTTGGGATGGGAGCACGTGAGTGTGTCTCGTACCGACCGCTGCCCAACATGGGACGAGATGTGCCAGGTCAAAGATTTGTTTTGGGACAAGGACGACTGCGTGATTCAGTACCACCCGCCCGAGAGTGAGTACGTGAACAACCACCCCAACTGTCTGCACTTGTGGCGTCCGACAGGCTATGCCATGCCAATGCCGCCCTCTTTCATGGTGGGGGTGCGATGACCTTAGATGAACTCATCACCGACTTGAAGGCGGCAGGAGCCAACGAGAACACGCTGCGCTTGGCCATGAACTGCTATGAGCTTGGCCAAAAGGAAGAGCGCGAGGACTGCGCTACGCATTACAAGTTCTTCACACGCATTGTCATTGACTATGCAGTGCACGGCGAGCGAGAAGCGTGCGCGAAGTTGTGCGAACAGTCCGACCGCCACCGTGGTGACTACTTCGCCGCAAAGATTAGAGAGCGAGGCCAGCATGCGAGACATTGACCTGGGTTGCTTGCTGCTAGTCACTGGCATCGGCTTGGCCGTCGGCTTCGACAGCGTGGCAGTCCACAGCATCGGCTGCTTTATGTCTGGCATGGGCCTTGGCTATCTATCGAGGGCAACCAAATGATGCGCGCCGCCCTCATCTCAATCGCTGGCACGTTGGCCGTGGTGTTCGCCATCGCCGTGGTGGTCAGCGTCTATTACATGAACCAACAACCAAGCGAATACACATGTGTGAAGAAGACGAATCCATAGATGACGACGACGAAGACGAGATTTGCTCCGCATGCAGCGGCTCAGGCGAAGGCATGTACGACGGCTCCACTTGCTACAAGTGCAAAGGGTGTGGCGTTGAGCCACGCGAACGACAAGATGATGACTATTACGAGGGAAACGATGACTGACATTGAAGAGCTAGAACAAGAGAGCCGCCTGGTGCGCGCTCGCGTCGAACGACTTGAGCGTGAGCTGGCCGACGCCATCGCCACCGAGCGAGTGAATGCGCTGCGCATGGTGCGCGACGCGTGCAAGCCATACGGCAAAGCAGGAGAGTGCGTCTACACGACGTTCAAAGCTGCGCAGGCCAAGTCTGCAAGAGGTGCTGCATGACACAAAAAGACCTTGTGTCAATCAAGAAGTTGCTTGGCGACCTGCGATTCATGCAAGCCGCATCGCTTGTGTCGGTAAACATGGGCGACAACAAGCAGTGCATGGCCTACATGAGAGAAATCAACCGTCTTGAGGATGTGATTAAGGCCGAGTTGGAGCGTTCACCATGCTGACCATCGCCATCTTCATGTACCTAGTCGACGAAGTGTGGGGTAACGGACTATGAAACCAATCCGCACATTTACAGGCACGCACCGCGGCGTGAACGAAGGCTTGGCATGGCGCTGCATCCACTGCGGTGTCATCCTGCCCTACAACGGCCAACGCCCTGAGCATGACTGCGAAGAGCGCAAAGCCAAACGCCAGCAGGTGAAGTCCGTGCGCGCACGCAACACATAATGCTCGCCCTCCTTGTCTGATTTGACGACCAACAAAAACAACATGAACACAAAACAAATAGCAACCCTCATGGAATTACTCGCCAAGACTGCAACGGTGGCGCAAATCGTGACCAAGGCGGGCATGACACGGCAGACCATCTACAAAGCGCTGCGTGCGCTTGAGGCAGCCAAGGTGGCGCGCGTCAGCGATTGGTTGCGTGACGACACTGGCCGCGCTGTCGAGCCGGTGTGGGGGCTTGGCTCTGAGCCGAGCGAACCACGACGCAAGCACACCAACGCGCAAAAGCAAAAGCTCTATCGCGAGCGGCAGAAGAAGCGAGGCAGTGTGATGCGCTCCATGCTCCAGCAGATAGTGACGACACGACCAGCAACACAAGAACAAAAGGCGACGAAATGACCGAGGGATTCAACGACAGAGTGCTCACGGTAGTCGGCGCTTATGACTCACACAAAGGCACGGACCAGCAGTACGAAACAATTAGCGTGCAGGAGCTGATGACCATTGAGCGCACCGCGGTGGCCAAGGACCAAGCGCGCTGGGTGCTGTGCTCTACCTACAATGAACCAGGTGGGCGCAGCCACAAAGCGCAACAAGAACACGGCAGGTTTGTCATGCTGGCCGTCGACTTGGACACGGGCAACGTGCAAGGCAAGGCGCTGGTCCAAGCGGTGCAGTCGTTCACGGGGCTGGCGCAGATGCGCGTCTACTCATCCAGCTCGGCCACCGCAGAGGCTCGCAAGTGGCGCGTGCTCATCCCGACGGTGGACGCCATGCGATACGACGAGTGGCTGGCCGTCACATCGGCGCTCAACATTCACCTGACCAACGAGCTGGGCGTGCGGCCTGACCGAGCACTGGAGCGCGCAGGCCAACCTATTTACCTGCCCAACACAGCGCCACGCACCGACGGCATCGAGCCATTGATTGCCGACAACCTGGTCGATGGCGAGCTGTTCAACTGGCGCGACGCACCAGGTGCGGACCAAGTGCTGGCCGTCATGGCCGAAGAGGAAGAGCGAATCAAGGAGCAGGACAAGCGTGCAGCCGAAGCGCGACGCAAGATGGCCCAGCAGCGCGCCCGCCCCGACAGCGACAAGTCCGTCATTCAGCAGTTCAACGATGCGCACAGCGTGGACAACATGCTCGCCGCCTGCGGTTACAAGCAAGGGCCACGTGGCTGGCGCAGCCCACGGCAGACGACGGACAGCTTTGCGACCAAGGTGTTCGACGAGCCAGCTGGTTCGTACTGGATTAGCCTGAGCGAGTCCGACCTGTCGGCTGGCGTGGGAAGCGTGACGGCTGACGGGCGCACGTGCTTTGGTGACGCCTTTGACCTGTACGCATTCCACATGCACGGCAACGACCGCACGCAGGCCATCAAGGCAGCCGCGGCAGACATGGGAATCAAGCCACCGCCAAGCCAAGCCGACATGATGGCCGACATGGGCCGCCGCCTCAACACAGCAAAAGCGCTGCAAGTCCTGTCGGGCGGTCCGTTGGCCAAGCCATCGCCTCAGCCTCCAGCCCCAGCGGTGCAGCCAGTGGCGGACGACGCGGACGTTGAGTTCCCCGACGACGGCACAGAGCCGGCCCAGCCGCTGACTGAGTTCGACGAGGGCTATGTGGCCCCAGCTGTCAAGGAATCCTTGACGGATGACGGCGTTGAGATGCAGCTACTCAACTTCGTGCAGGCCAGCAACCTGCCAGATTGGGAGCCACCCAATGAGCTGGTCGAGGGCATGCTCATCGAGCGCACCATGTCAGTCGTCTACGGCGACAGCAACACGGGCAAATCTTTCTTGGTGCTGGACATGGCGGCGCATATCAGCATCGGCAAGCCATGGTTTGGTAAGCAGGTGAAGCGCGGCGCGGTCCTGTACCTTGCAGCCGAGTCGCCCAAGTCAATTCAAAACCGCAGCCGAGCGCTGGCCGAAAAGCTCGACACCAAGCTGGACCACCTGTTCATCACGGACTGCCCTATCGACATATTCGACGAGAACGGCGACACCAAGGCCATCGTGGACACAACCACAGCCATCGAGCGCAGCTTTGGCGTGACTATCGCCCTCATCGTGGTGGACACGCTGGCCCGAGCGATGGGCGGCGGTGACGAGAACGCCACGAAAGACATGGGCGTCTTGGTGCAGCACAGCGACATGATTAAGGACCGCACCAGCGCACACATCATGTTCATCCACCACACGGGCAAGGACCAGTCACGCGGTGCACGCGGAAGCTCTGCGCTACGTGCTGCCACCGATACTGAAATTGAAGTCAGCGACCCAGCCAACGGCGGCCCAAAAGAGTTCAAGGTGACAAAGCAGCGCGACCTCGACGGCAAGGGCGACGTCTACGGGTTCAGCCTGACCAAAGTCAACCTCGGCCTGAGCAACTTCGGCCAGCTCCTGACCACCTGCTACGTCGAACAAGCGACGCCAGCCCAAGCCGACCCAACCGACAAGCTCAAGGACGGCGAGCTGGAAATCTTGGACCTCATCAAAGCGTCAGCCGTGGGCGGCCTGCGCTACACGGAATTGGTGAACGGGGTCGAAGGTTTCTCCAAGGTCACGGTTAAGCGCTACATCCGAAGCCTGCGAAAGCAGGGTCTGATTTACGAGCAATCGGGGCAGTATCGACTCGGAAACGGGGGGCCAATGACAAGCGCGATGGGTTCAGGGCAGGAGTTTTAGGCCGCTGTTTGGAAATGGGGTGGTGATACCAAATGTATCAGGCGGTATCAGGTGGGGGTGATACCAAGAAAGCCAGTGTTTATGCGGCTTGGCGAGGTTTGGTATCAGGTGGTATCACGCGAGGTATCAGCTTCGGTGGTGTTGGTATCAGTGGTATCACCCCCCTATAAGGGTGATACCTTGATACCAGTCCGATACCGACACCACAGCTGGGGACCAAAAGCGCCGCAGAGAGATGGGCCAAAGGCTGCGGGCGGACGGTCGAAAAGCGGGCAAGAAAAAACCCAGCGCGCGGCTGGGTCGGAGGTGTGGAGCACAGCGGGAGGCTATGCGCGTCGAAGCTGGTGGGTGACGGCTGGGGTGGTTTCGTCTTTCGATGCGTCCATGGCGTGAAGCGCAGCGGAAAGCCGTTCGGATTGTTTGACCAAAATCTCGTCGGGCTTGCGCTTGGAGCGGTTCAACATTTGGATGTAGGCGGCAAGGGTTCGGGCTTCGCGGATAGCTTCGGCGGTGGTGTGGGCTTGGTGGGGTGTCATCAAAAGCATGGCGGTGCTCCTTTAATCGAATAGGCCAAGAGAATCAGCGGACGGCTGGCGCAGGCGTGAAGCGCAGCGGGAGGCTTGCCAGTGCTCCAAGTCGTCGGCGTCATAGCCGAACATGTCGGCGGTGGTGTCGACCTGTGCGGGGCCAGTCGACGGCATCAGCGAAAAAGCCGCGGCTTCGGCGGCTTGGTGGGGGTCGATGGTTTCGGCGTAAGTGATGCGGCCCTCGTACACGTCGGGCATGAGCCAGTCACCGCCGTGGGTCTTGGCTTGGTCCTCGGCGTATTGGTCCAGCGCTTCGGTGTATGGCGTTGGCACTGTCTCAGCGTGAACGATGCGCACGACGTGGGCCTCGCCCTCGGCAAAAACTATGTCTCCGTAAATGATGCGGGTCGTCATACGATCACCCCCACCAGGTCGCGGGCGTCGTTTGCCCAATCAGGTTCACCGAGTCCGTCGGCGCGGTCAGCGTCCACGTCGTCCAGGATTCGATTCACAAGCGCCAGCAGCTCAGGGGCTTTGACGATTAAGCGGGCGACGGCTGGGTCGCGCACGTCCACCCAAACGATTTCACCCACCGCCTCGCCTTTGGCGTTGTCGATGAGGTCCACGCGTGTGCTGCGTGCTGGGTTTAGGCTCCATGGTCCGGTTGTGTTGGTCATTTGGTTAGCTCCTTGATGATGTAAAGACAGAGGGGAATCAAAAGCAAAGCCACCACGAAGGCGGCTTCTGTACGTCGGCGTTTGTTCATGTTGGTCGGCAAATCAGACAGCGCGGAAAACAATAACCTCTCCGTCGTGGCGTGCGAACGTGAACCCGTCACATTCCCAATCGCGGACCACGCGGGACCAGTCGATGTAGCTCTCCAGCTCGCGGGGGATGGTGTAGCACTCGCCGAAAATCTCTTCGACTGCATCCTCAGCGGTGCGAGCGCGGCCCTGGTAGGCGTCGCGGGCTTGCTCCAGCGTGCCGTCGCTGTCCACGTGGTCGCGGTAGACGCTCAACAGCTCTTTGTCGTCGTCGTCCATGTCTAGCCAGTCCCACAGCTCTGCGTCAACGTGCGACTCGCTCACCATGCCTTCGGGGATGCACTCAAAATCTTGGAACATGAATTCAGGGTCTGATTCGTCCGCGTGCAACTCAGCGCAGGCCGCATAAAAGTCGTCGCGGTCTGCGTAGTCGGCTGGGTTCAGCCATTTACCTTCGATGCTGCCGTTGTTGTACTTGGCATAAGTGCCGACGTAGATGGCCGCTTGTGATGCTGCTGTAATGGTGGTTGTCATGGTGTTTTCTCCTGGTTGATTAGATGAGGCTGAATCCCGAAACTCGAAAGCACTTGCCGTTGTCCAGCTCAATGTCGAGCGTGCCAGCAGGGTGCACGGCCAGGATGGTGACGGCTTGGACCTTGCCGAAAATGTGCATGGTCTTGACGTCGCCAGGCTTGGGCGTCTTGATGAAGTGGACCTGGTTGATGTTGCGTTGCTCCATGGTGTTGCTCCTGTTAAGCGGTGAGCCACACGACGACGACGGCTAAGAGATAAAGCCAGTTGAGGACGGTGGTTTGTAGTTGGCTGCGCATGGTGTTACCCTTTTGTTAAGTGGATGAGATAATCCAGTAACGCGATAATATGTCGGACGGCATACAAAAACAAGACAAAAGCCAATTGTTTTTTTGTATGGCGTTTGTCTGGTCGATAGTGCGACAATTCCGCGCATGGATAAGACAGCGCAAAAACCCCGCCAAATCTTGGCCCGCACTCAGTACGCGCCAGGCATCGAATTGACGCCCAAACAACGGTTGTTTGTCATGGCGATAGTCAGAACTGGCACAAACCCCACAAATGCAGCGAGAGAAGCCGGATATAGCGACGCTGGAGCCTCGGCCTACGACCTAATGCGTTTGCCCCATATAGCCGCCGCTATCCGCCTAGAACGCGAGCGCTATATCTCGGGCGAGCTGGCCAACGTCGCCACCGGCACGCTGCACGCCATACTGGTCGACAAGGCGGCCCCAGCAGCGGCCCGCGTGCAGGCTGCGCGCACTGTGTTGGAAATGTCGGGCGAAATCGGCAAGGCCAAGCGCTCAGCCGAAGAGGACCGCCCACTCAGTGAGATGACAGCCGAAGAACTGGCGGGCATGATCGACAAGTGGACAGCCGAGAAGGCGGCGCTGGCGACGCCAATCAACCCCGCGGACGTCGTTTTGGTGGATTCAGCGCAGCGAATGGCGCAGGTGTAACGCCAAACCCTCATGGTGGGGGTGTTGACCACTGCCTACTTAGGGCAGCGCCCCGCCTAATTCCTCCCTCGGCATCATGTATCAGCCCCATGGCGGTGGCTTGGCTGGCTGGTGACGTGCTGCGGTGGCGGCAATGCGCCAGACCCGCTTCACCCCCTCGGGCTGCCCCGCCGCGCCGCGAGTTTCTGGTTACCCCCGCCACCAGAAATTTTTTGCATTTGCCCATCTTCGTGGCCACTTTTTAGCAGACAACCATCAGACATGCGTCATACAATGTCGCAAGAATTCACAAGGGCGCTGACATGTCTCAACCAACCCAATACACGCGGCTGTATAACTTCACTGACTACCAGACAGTGAACCCTACAAAGCCGCTGCCTGCTACCAATCTTGATGCTGAGTTGAACGCTGTCGAGCTGACGCTTGATGAAACTCTCACCAACCTGGCGCTGTTGCAGCGCGACGACGGCAAGCTAGTCAATCAACTGGTGACACCAGAATCGTTGTCTGCTGCAACGCTGGCCATCATCTCCCAGGGCGAGTACAACCCGCGTGGCAATTGGGCTGCATCGACGGCCTACGCTGTTGGCGACCTGGTGAACTACAACGACGCAACGTATTTGTGCCTGGTTGCCAATACGTCCACTGCGTCGTTTGCTACCGACAACTCTGCTGGCTACTGGCTGCTGATTGCAAACGGTGCTTTGCAAGGTGGTGGACAAGCTGTCGACACGTTCTCTGGCAACGCATCGCAAACTGCTTTCACACTGTCGTACAACTACGCAGGCTCAAACGCTGCGACTGTTTTTGTTGCTGGTGTTGCTCAGATTCCAACGCAGGACTTCACCATCGTCGGCACAACGCTGACCTTTGTGACTGCCCCACCCGCGCCTTCTGTCGCTGGCCGCAAGAACATCATGGTGCGTGGTACTGGTGTTGAGGCTCAGCTGGCTGCTGACTTAGCGACGACCAGCGCTGCTGACGCTCAAGGCTATGCAGCTGCTGCGCTGACAAGCAAGAACGCTGCGGCTGCATCTCAGACTGCTGCTGCGGCCTCGCAAACGGCTGCTGCATCGAGTGCCACTGCTGCTGCCGCATCACAGTCAGCTGCATCGACTTCACAGACAGCTGCTGCTGGTTCGGCCACTGCTGCCGCTTCAAGCGCCAGCGCTGCCAGCACATCGCAAACAGCTGCTGCCACATCGGCAACCAACGCTGCTGCGTCGGCATCGACTGCTACTACGCAAGCGACGACAGCAACGACAAAGGCATCTGAGGCTGCGACCTCTGCCACCAGCGCTGCGACTTCGGCTACATCTGCTGCAACGTCCGCAACCACTGCTACACAAAAGGCCAGCGACGCGACGACGGCTGCCAACAACGCTGCTGCTTCGGCAACCAGCGCTGGCTCTTCGTCCACATCGGCTTCATCTTCGGCAACTTCTGCCACCAACTCGGCCACGACAGCGACGAACGCTGCCACGACTGCCACGCAGCAAGCATCCAATGCTTCTGCCTCCGCGACGTCGGCCAACACTTCGGCAACGAATGCTGCGTCCTCGGCCACCTCGGCTGCGACGTCAGCCACTGCTGCTGCCAGCTCGGCCTCTTCTGCGTCGACTTCGGCCACCACGGCCACGACACAAGCAACAAACGCGTCCACCTCGGCCACCAGCGCTGCTGCTTCGGCTGCCGCTGCTGCTGCGTCGTATGACTCGTTTGACGACCGCTACCTGGGTCCAAAGGCCAGCGCCCCCACACTCGACAACGACGGCAACGCGTTGCTGATTGGTGCTCTGTACTTCAACACGACGACCAACGCCATGCAGGTGTATGGCTCGTCTGGTTGGACCGCTGCTGGTTCTTCGGTGAACGGCACTTCTCGACGCTATCGCTACATCGCCACGGCTGCACAGACCACATTCACTGGCGCTGACAGCAACGGATTCACGCTGGCCTATGACGCTGGCTATGTTGATGTGTTTTTGAACGGTGTTTTCCTCGATAAAAATGACTACACCGCAAACTCTGGCACTTCGATTGTGCTCACATCAGCAGCTGCTGCTGGAGATGAATTGAACATCGTGGCCTACGGCACTTTTGCGCTGGCAGACCACTACAACAAGACTGATGCTGATGGTCGTTTTGTTGGCAAGGATTCAGCGACTGGTGCGGCGACGATGCCCGTTGGCACGACCGCGCAGCGACCAGCAACGCCTCAATCTGGCATGTTCAGGATGAACAGCACGACAGGTCAGCCAGAGTGGTATGACACATCGTCATCTACATGGGTCAAGTTTTCTCAAGGTGTGCCATACGCGATTGAATATCTTGTGATCGGCGGCGGTGGAGCTGGAGGCTATCGTTACGGCGGTGGTGGTGCTGGTGGATACCGATCCAATGTATCTGGACAAGCATCTGGTGGTGGTGCGGCAGCTGAATCATCTGTTTCTGTTATTGCAGGAAGCACTTATTCAATTACGGTCGGAGCTGGAGGAGCTGCAACAACATCCAGTGGAGTTTATGGATCAAGTGGCAATAGCTCTCAAATTTATGGATTAGCTGGTTCTGGTCTAAACATCTCGTCAAACGGTGGTGGAGCTGGTGGAACGGGTGGATTTGTTGGTGGGTCTGTTGGTTTAAGCGGAGGAAGCGGCGGAGGTTCTACTGGAGATGGAAATACTGGCGGAACATCAGTTGCTGGAGGCGCTGGCACTGCTGGTCAGGGTTATGCTGGCGGAAACGCATGGGATCAATCAGGAAACAACTCTGGCGGTGGTGGTGGTGGTGCTGGCTCTGCTGGTGGAAATGCTACATCCTCATCTTCTTTGGCTAGTGGCGGTGCTGGCGCTTCTTCAAATATCACTGGCACAGCCGTAACAAGAGCTGGTGGTGGCGCTCCTGCTCGACAAACTCCTCTAGCTGACGGAACTGCGGGATCGGGCGGTGGTGGCTCTGCTGGTGGCGGTGCTGGAACTGCAAACACTGGTAGTGGAGGAGGTTGCGGAAAGGACTCATCCAGCGGTGCTGGAGGGTCAGGCATTGTCATCATTCGCTACGCTGGCGCTCAACGAGGCACAGGCGGCACAGTGACATCCGCTGGTGGCTACACCATCCACACCTTCACCAGCTCAGGAACATTCACGGCATAAGGAACAGACATGAGCAAAGCACGCGAATTAGCACGCTCTACATACGACGTTGAATATCTCGTCATTGCTGGTGGAGGTGGAGGAACTTATGGCGGAGGTGGTGCTGGTGGTTATCGGTGCTCCGTATCTGGTGAAAACAGCGGAGGTGGACACCTAGCTGAACAAAGCCTAACGCTGGTTTCAGGTAAGTCGTATTTAGCCAATGTTGGCGCAGGCGGAGCTGCTGGATATACAGGGAATTCGTCATCGTTTGGGTCAATCGTTTCTGCTGGCGGCGGCGGCGGGCTTATATCGAATTCTCGAACCGCAAATTCTGGCGGTAGCGGTGCTGGAACTCAGTATGTAGCAAACGCGGCTGGTGCCGCTGGTATTGGTTTTGCTGGCCAAGGATTTGCTGGTGGCGTTGGAGCTGATGGTGTATCCGCATTCACATCCGGTGGTGGAGGTGGAGGCGCTGGTGGTATTGGTAGCTCGACTAGCGGAGTAAGCGGTGGTGGTGGTGGCATTGGCGTTAGTTCATCAATCAATGGAACATCAACAACAAGAGCCGGAGGCGGTGGAGGCGCTACAAACAACAACAGTGGCGTCGCCTCGTCCGGCGGCGCAGGCGGCGGTGGATTTGGTGGAGCAAGAACAGCCGGTGGAAACGGTACTGCAAACACAGGAGGTGGCGGCGGAGGTGGTGACGGAAGCGCTGGCTCTGGCGGCTCTGGCATCGTAATCATTCGTTACGCAGGAAGCCAACGCGGTACAGGTGGAACGGTAACTAGCTCTGGTGGTTACACCATCCACACATTCACATCGTCCGGCACGTTTACAGCATAAGGAGCAATCAACATGGGACATTTTGCAAAAGTAACTGACGGTATCGTGACGCAAGTAATCGTCGCAGAGCCAGAATTCTTCGACACATTCGTGGACAGCTCGCCCGGTCAATGGATTCAAACCTCATACAACACGCATGGCGGTGTTCACGCTAATGGTGGCGAGCCGCTGCGCAAGAACTACGCTGGCGTGGGTTTCACATACGACGCCCAACGTGATGCCTTCATCCCGCCCAAGCCATTTGCAAGCTGGGTGTTGAACGAAGACACCTGCCTTTGGGATGCGCCGGTTGCCATGCCAACTGACGGCAAGCGCTATCAGTGGGATGAGGCAACAACCTCTTGGGTTGAGGCTGAGGTACAGCCATGATTGGCCACTTAATCGCCCTGCTTTTTCTTGGGCGTGACCTGGCGCACCGCGAGCACTTAAAAGCTCAAGGGCCAGGCAGCTTTGCACGCCACAAGGCGCTCAACGACTTTTACATCAACATCATCGAGCTGGCCGACAACCTGGCAGAAGCCTACCAAGGCCGCCAAGGTAAGCCGATCAGCGAAATCCCGTTGCTCGAAAACAAGGGCGATGGCGAAATTGCTGAGCAGCTGCGCAAGCAACTCGACTGGATTGAGGCCAATCGCTATGAGGCCGTAAAGAAGACAGACACCCCGCTGCAAAACATCATTGACGAGATTTGCGGAGAGTACCTGTCCGCGCTCTACATGCTCAGCCTGAAATAAGAGAACGGACATGACTGACAAAAACCTACCTTTGACCGATGAACAAATCGAGCACATTGCTGAGCGCGCCGCCCAGGTTGCGCTCAACAAGGTTTACACCGAGGTGGGCAAGAGTGTCCTCAAGAAGCTGAGCTGGATTACCGGCGCAGCTGTAATTGGCCTGTTCATGTGGCTGGGCGGCCATGGCTCGCTCCCAAAATAAACCCAACGTCTGATTTCAAGACCAACAATGACCGAGGTAGCCGACACTCAAGACCAAGCCGTTGACCAGCAGGACAACGGCGCGGCTCAGCTGTCGGCGCTTGAAAAACGCATTGCCGCTGCCAAGCGTGCAAAGCTGGCGCTGGAGGCCCGCGACGACTACCTAAAGTTCGTCAAGCTGACCATGCCGGACATTGAAGACCCCGACAACACCGACCTGTCGATTTTCAAAGACGCCAAGCACCATCGAGCGCTGGCCAAGGTACTGGAGAAAGTTGAGAAGGGCCACATCCCTCGCCTCATCGTCACACTGCCACCGCGTCATGGCAAGACCGAGCTGATTTCACGCCGGTTCATTCCATGGCTTTTGGGCCGTGGTCCATACCGCAACATCATCTTTGCAACCTACAACGAGCCATTCAGCCAGGACATTGGCTCCGACTGCCGCAACATCATGCAGTCGCCAGGTTTCAAGCAAGTGTTTCCCAAGTTCCGCTTTCGCATGGGCGGATTGAGCAAGGAAAAGCTGCAAGCGGCTGAGGGTGGCATGGCCGCGTTTGTCGGTCGCGGTGGCTCAATCACTGGTCGCGGTGCTGACATTCTCATCATCGACGACCCGATCAAGGACAGCGAAGAGGCTCAGTCGCCAACGCTGCGCGCCAAGCTGTGGGACTGGTTCACCCAGGTGGCCATGACCCGTTTGATGACCAAGTTCGCCTGCGTTGTGGTTGTGCACACACGTTGGCATGAAGACGACTTGATTGGTCGCATCACTGACCCAACAAACCCTTGCTACTCAGAGGAAGAGGCAGCCAAGTGGAAGATCATCAACCTGCCCGCCATTGCTGGCGCTGACGACCCGTTGGGCCGCAAGCCTGGTGAGGCACTGTGGCCTGAGCGTTTTGACTTGGAGTTCTTGAACGCAGCCAAGCAGCTCGACAGCCGTGGCTTTTCTGCGCTGTATCAGCAGCGCCCGACACCAGATGACGGCGACCTGTTCCGCGCCGACTGGTTTGTCACCTACGAGAAGTCACAGCTGCCAAGCGACTTGCGCATATACGCGGCCAGCGACCACGCCATCGGCACTGACAAGACCCGCAACGACGCCACCGTGATGATCGTTGGCGGCATCGACCAATACGGCGACCTCTACATCCTGGATGTGTGGTGGCAAAAGGCCGGTTCGGACAAGCAGGTTGAGGCCATGCTGAGGTTGGCCAAGCAGTGGAAGCCGTTGCTCTGGTACGCCGAGAAAGGCCATATCAGCAAAGCCATTGGTCCATTCCTGCGCAAGCGCATGCAAGAAGAGCGCGTCTACTTTTCGATTGAAGAAGTGACACCGGTCAACAACAAGGTGCAGCGCGCGCAGTCAATCATTGGCCGCATGAGCATGAAGAAGGTGCGCTTTCCAAAGCACGCGCCTTGGGTGATGGAGGCTCGCGACGAGTTGCTGAAATTTCCCAACGCTCGCCACGACGACTTTGTGGATGCGCTGGCATGGCTGGGCCGTGCCGTTGACCGCATGGCCACACCATCGGCAGGCCGACCAAAAGACAACGGGCCACGCTACGGCACGTTGGGCTGGCTCAAGGCTGACGCCAAATACCGTGAAGACAAATTGAAACTTGAAGCTGCAATAAGGGGCTGGTAATGGAACAGAAAAACGAAATGGAAATCATCGTCGCCACCATGGCAACAGATGAGGCAGACGAGGACAAAGAGATCAGTGCGGCACGCAAGAACCTTGTGACCGAGCTTTTGTCTCGCGTGCAAAACGCCAAGGGCGAGCACAAGGAAGCATTCAAGCGAATGAAGGCTGACATGGCGTTGGTGTTCAACGGCTATGACCCCACAAACTGGAGCGCTGACAAATACTCTGTGAACCTTGCTCAACGTCACGTTCAGCAGCGCACTGCCGCTTTGTACGCCAAGAATCCACGCTGCGTTGCCAAGCGTCGTGAGCGCTTGCAGTACACCTTGTGGGACGGCTCGCAGCAAATGTTGGGCGACGCGCTCTACACACGCCAGATGGCCGAGCAAAACCAAACGCCAATTCCACAAGCTGTTGGTATGGTGTTGGAAGAGTACGACCGCGTGCAGGCTGAGAACGCCAAACTTGACAAGATCAGCAAGACGCTGGAAATCTTGTTTCACTATTTCATGCAGGAGTCGCAGCCGACGTTCAAGTCGCAGATGAAGGCTCTGGTGCGTCGCATGCTGACCACTGGCGTTGGCTATGTGAAGCTAGGCTTTCAGCGTGAGATGCAGCGCCGACCAGAAATCAGCGCTCGCATGAACGACATTCAGGTCCGCCTGGACCACTTGAAGCGCCTGGCCGAAGAAGTTGCTGAGGGTGAAATCAATGAGAACGACGCTGAGTTTGAAGAGCTGACGCTCTCGCTCAAGTCGCTGGGTGAACAGCCGCAAGTCATCGTGCGCGAAGGCTTGATGTTTGATTTTCCTGACGCCACCGCCATCATCGTCGACCCACGTTGCAAGCAGCTGCGTGGATTCATTGGCGCACGCTGGGTTGCCCACCAGATGTTCTTCACACCCGACGAGGTGGAAGAGATTTATGGCAAGTGCGTCGACAGCAACTACACCGGCTATGAGGTCAAGGGTCGCTCGCACGACTCATGGAAAGCTCAGTCTGAGCCAGCTGACGGCGGCGCAAAGAAGCCAGCCACCGAAGGCATGGTGTGCGTCTATGAAATCTACGACAAGCCAAGCGGCATGGTTTACACCGTGGCCGAAGGCTTTGAAGACTTCTTGGTTGACCCAGCCGAGCCTGAGTTGAAGCTGGAAACCTTTTGGCCATTCTTCTCGCTGGTGTGCAACGAGGTCGAGCACGACAAGGAAATCTACCCACCGTCCGACGTGCACCTCATGCGCTCGATGTTGGAAGAGTACAACCGCGCCCGCGAGGGTTTGCGTGAGCACCGCAAGGCCAACCGTCCTGGCTACCTGACGCCAGCTGGTTTGCTCAACGACGAAGAGAAAGCCAAGCTGGGCAGCCGCCCTGCCCACGCGGTGATTACCGTCGAGGGCTTGCAGTCCGGCCAGAAGTCGGACGACGTGGTGACCCCGCTCAAAACCGTTGGCATTGACCCCAACCTGTACGAAGTCAAGACCGTGTTTGACGACGTGCAACTGGCCGTCGGCGCTCAAGAAGCCAACTTTGGCGGCACGGCTGGCGCGACGGCAACCGAAACCAGCGTAGCTGAAAGCTCGCGCATGTCCGCCCTGGGCGCGCAGGTGGACGAGCTGGACTCGTTCATGTCTGAGATTGCCCGCGCAGCTGGCGCAATCATGTTCCAGCAGATGAGCGCTGAGCAGGTCAAGAAGATCGCCGGTCCTGGCGCAGTGTGGCCTGAGCTGACCGCTCAAGAGATTGCCGACGAGGTGATGTTGGAGATTGAGGCTGGCTCGACCGGCAAGCCAAACCAGGCCGCGGAGCTGCGCAACCTGGAGCGCGTGCTGCCTTACGTCATCCAAATCCCAGGCATCGACCCCAAGTGGTTGGCCAAGGAAGTATTGAAGCGCATGGACGACAAGCTCGACCTAGACGCCGCGCTGTCGGAGGGCACTCAGTCCATCGTCGCGCAAAACGGATTGAAGGACGCCAACGGCGCAGCTGGCCAAGGCCAGGGTGCAGCTGGCTCCCTCAATGCACCCATGCAGGGTGCACCAGGCGCAGGCCCAACCGGACCTGCACAACTCCCAATGTGATTTTGCGCGGGCATTCTGTTGAATAATCGCGCATAATCAGACACAATCCATACAGGATAAAGACGCAAAGGTGACGTATGCAAATTGAAGAGCAAACCGACTCGTCCTCGGAACTGGAAACGACGAACACCCAACAGGTGAACGACGAATCCAACAAACCAGGCGAAACAGAAGACAGCCTACTGTCAGTTGTGCAGAGCGTCGTGGAGAACACCACTGACGACAGCACAGATGACAGTACAACGGACTCGCCAACCGAAGAGCACAGTCAGACCGAAGAAAAGAACGACGGCGAACAGCCAGAAGACTTTTCAAAACTGCCCTTTAACAAGCATCCGCGTTTTCGCGAGCTTGTTCAAGAGAAGAACAAGTACAAGGCCCAAATGGCCGAGTACGAGGGTGACGCAAAGCAATACCGCGACATTCAGAGCTTCATGCAGCAACACAATTTGACGGCGGAAGACGTCGCAAATTCGTTGCAAATGTTGGCAAAGATGCGCAGTGGCACGCCAGCTGAGGCTTACGAGCTACTGCAAGGTCGCATGGAAGAGATTGCCATTGCAGCCGGTAAGAAATTACCTGCGGACTTGGAAGAGAAAGTCGATCAAGGCTATATCGACCGAGACACCGCAAGTGAACTCCACCAGGCGCGTGTCAATGCTGAACGTCAAGCTCAGTCGGCTCAAAGCCAGCTGGAGCAACGCTCCCAACAGGAAGCGCACGCTCAAGTTGTGGCGATGGCCAACGCAGTGTCGGCATGGGAAGTGTCTACCAAGGCAACTGACCCTGACTATGACTTGAAGGCTGATTTGGTTAAAGACCGTGTGCGCGCACAAATTGCTGCCAACGGCATGCCGAAGACGAAAGAGGATGCGGTGAAGCTGTCGAAAGACGCTTATGACCAAGTTACTCAAGCGCTTCTTCGCGTGCGTGGTGACAAGCAGCCAATGCGAACCGCGGTCGGGGGCAAGACAAATGGCTCTGCCGCACCCGAACCAAAGAGCTTACTCGACGTCATTCGTCGAGCCTCTGCGGGTGCTTGAGCCGATTTAATCAATCGGAGATTTTCAAATGGCATTCTCACAAGCAGAAATCGACAACATCGCAAACGCAGCTCTTGACTACTACATCGACAAGGGCAAAGTTTTCTCTAGCACCATCCAAGACAAGCCCCTGTTGGCTGCATTGGACGGCAAAGCTAAAACATTCCCTGGTGGCAAAGGCGCTGTGTCTTTGGGCGTTAAGGGTCAATACGACTCCGCGCTCGGTGGCTACACCCACAACGACACCGTTAACTACGTGAACCCTGCAAAGGTCAAGCGTGCAAACTTCACTTGGAAAGAACATCACATCGGTATCGGCGTGACTCTGACCGAATTGAAGCGTGACGGTATCAGCGTTGTGGACTCTGCAACCAGCGACTCTTTGAAGAGCAACCGTGGCCGCGAAGAGCAAGCCTTGGCAAACCTCTTGGAAGACAAGTTGGAAGACATGGCTGAAAGCTACGCACGTGGCCTCAACGGCTTCTTGTGGGGCGACGGCACTTCTGACGCCAACGCTTTGGCTGGCATCCGTGCTTTCGTGAAAGACACACCTGCTGCTGTTGGCCAAACTTGCGGTGGCATCGACCAAAACGCAACTGCCAACGCCTGGTGGCGCAACCGCGTCAACTTGTCTGTCGCTACTACTGCGACAGGTAACGAGTTGACTATGTTCATCAACACCGAAATGCGTCAACTGCAACGCTTTGGCGGCAAGCCCGACATTGCTTTGTGCGGCTCTGACTTCATGGACCGTTTGAACAAAGAGTTGACCGCTCGCGGCTACTACACACAGCAAGGTTTTGCTCGCGGCGCTGACATCAAAGTTGGTGACATCACCTACTCTGGTTTGACATTCCGCTACGACCCAACCATGGACGACATTGGCACGACCCTCGGCGGCTCGACCAACTACGCCAAGCGTTGCTACATCCTCGACTCCAGCAAGTTGAACTTGTACTACATGGAAAACGAGAAGATGAAGCGTCACAGCCCTGCACGTCCGTACAACCAGTACGTGATGTACCGCGCTATCACCACCACTGGTGTGTTGGCTGCCCGTCAGCTCAACTGCCACGGTGTGTACCAGTTCAGCTAATCGCTGAAATTCATGGGGCTGCCACTCGCAAGGGTGGCGGCCCTTTGTCGTAACTCCAGGAGAAAACCATGCAACTTTGCAACATCACAGTGGCTATCGGCGGCGAAGCTGGTATGACCGTTCACAAGGAGCGCGTGACCGTTCCAGAAATCATGATCTTGCGTGCCGTTCACGGCGAAGACGCAGTTCGCAACATCGAAGTCATTGAAGACGCCGACATTGACGCCAGCGAAGAGCGCAGCCGTCTTGGCGCTGTCTACAAGAACCCCGAAACAATCGTGCGCGACGTGCTCGGCGCTCACGGCAATTTGCCCAAGACCTTGGACGAAGCAGGCATCGACGATGAATTCATCGTGTCGAACAGCGTTGCCAAGACCAAGAAGTCCAAGAAGGCCAGCGCCACTGAGGAATTGAAAGTTCCTCAAGACGACGCAAGCACTGACGCAGCCGCCTAAGGAGCAGCAACATGGCCCGCAACGTAACCCTGGGTGAATTGATCGACGACGTGCGAGCAGAAGCTGGGCATTCGTTGCAGGCCAGTTTGGGCGTCGCCATGCGCGACGTCCTCGTCAAAGCGTTGCAGCGCCAGCAGCGCCGACTGTGGGAAGACCACGATTGGAAATTCTTGCGCGTGCACCGCGACATTGTGCTCAACGCTGGCCAACGCTACTACGACTTGCCCAACGACTTGACGTTGGAGCGCATCGAGAAAATCGAATTCAAGTACGGCAACCGTTGGGTTCCCGTCGACTACGGCATTGGCCAACCTCAGTACGACCAGTACGACTCGGACCGCGACATTCGCGCCATCCCGACCCAGCGCTGGCAAGAGTACGAGAACGATCAAATCGAGCTGTGGCCCATCCCCAGCTCAAACGGCACAACCAGCCCGCCCAACATCGTGTTGCGCATTTGGGGCATTCGCAAGTTGCGACCCCTGGTGGCTGAGTCCGACCGCGCTGACCTGGATGACACCTTGCTGGTGTTGTTCACCGCAGCAGAAATCCTAGCCCGTGAGAAAGGCGCTGACGCTGGCATCAAGTTGAAGCTGGCTGAAAAGCACCTGCTAACCCTCAAGGGCCGCACGTCCAAGAACGACGTGTTCACCCTTTCCGGCGAGCCTCAAGGACTCATGCCTCAAGGCCCAAAGATCATTGCAGTTCAGCCACAGCCATAAGCCATGCCGTACTTTCAAATCGAGGACTTTCGCTCAGGGATGGACACACGGCGCATGCCGGTGTTGTCGGTCCCTGGTTCGCTTTTGAACCTGGTCAATGGCCACATCAATCGCGGCGGAGAAATCGAGAAGCGACTGGCCTTTGTCAACCAGGCTGCATTCCCTGCAAATACGTTTGGCCTGGCTGCGGTGGGCGGAACGCTCTACACCTTTGGCTCGGTGGCGTCAGTCACCATCCCGTCCGGCGCGCCATCCAACCTGATTTACCAGCAGCTGGTGTCGCCAACAGGCGCAGCGCTGGCCAAGGTTCTTCACGTCAGCGCATTCTCTGGTTTGCCATACGTGATTGCTCAATTCGACGACGGCGCGATCTACCACTTCTACAACGGCACGCGCCACACAGAGTTTGTTGAGGCGCGCGCGCGTGCGTCGTTTACGATTACAGGCGGTACGGCTGGCGGCACAAGTGCGACGGCCAGCTTCACCGTGACTGGCGGTATCAACTCAACTGGCGACCGCATGACCAGCATTCGTGCTGGCACATACGCCATCATGACTCAAGCCGTGCAGCACGACGGCAGCAACACATCAACGGCAGCTCGCATCGCGGCAGCCATCAACTCGTTTGTCGGCAACCCCGACTTCACCGCGGTGGCCGTGGGCGCTGTCGTGACGATCACAGCAGTCACGCCTGGCACAAAGTTCAACGGGCTGGCTCTGGTGGCCAACGTGACCGGCAGCTTCACCATCGGCTCTGTGAGTAACTTTGCGAGCGGTGTGGATAACGCCATCACCAACCTGGTTGTGGATGGCATCAAGATCATTGGCGCTCAAATCGACCATACGGGCGACAACGCCACCACAGCGGCGGCCATCGCTGCCGCTATCAACGATTACTCAAGCAGCCCTGACTATCGCGCTATGGCTGTTGGCAACAAGGTCAACGTCATCATTCAATTGGCTGGCACGGCCAACAACGGCAAGACGCTGACCATCACCAAGACTGGCAACGTCACAACCAACGTGGCGTCCGTGGCCCTGGCCAACGGCGCAAACCTGACGACAAGCCCAGCTGGCTCTGAAACCTACCTGCCTGGCGAGTACGGCAAGCCTGCAAAGAGTAAGGTTTACACGACGTCCGGCAGCTTGGTGCACTTCTCTGGCATTGAGGCTCCACTTGAGTCGAATGAGTCCGTCAAGGGCGCTGGCTTCATCAACCTGTCGACCAACGCCGAAGGCTCTGAGCGCCTGACGTCGATTGCCAACTACCAAAGCAACTTAGCCTTCTTCTCTGAGCGAACCGTGCAAATCTGGTTTGTGGACGTCACCGCGTCCGGCAACCAGCAACTCCAGGTTTTGAACAACACCGGTGCGATTGCCCCACGCTCTGTGCAGGAGATTGGTGACAGCGACGTGTTCTACCTGTCTGAGTCAGGCATTCGTTCCATCCGTGCCCGCGACGCGTCAAACGCAGCCTTTGCCACGGACATTGGCAACCCAATTGACCCCATGGTCCTGGCCGACGTCAATGCCGACCGCCTGACAGCTCGTGAAAGCCGTGCTGTGCTAGAACCACGCGATGGCCGATACCTGTTGGCCATGGGCAGCAAGGTCTATGTCTTCTCGTATTTCCCAGCGTCGCACGTATCGGCCTGGTCTTTGTACGACCCAGGGTTTGCCGTGACGGATTGGGCCATCATTGGTCGCAAGTTGTACTGCCGAGGCGCAGACAACAACCTGTATTTGCTTGGCGGTGAGAATGGCCGGACCTACGACGACACCGAGGTCGAGGCATTCATTCCCTACGTCAGCGCTGGCAAGCCAGCTACCTTGAAAATGTTTCAGGGCATCGACATGGCTTGCGAGGGCGAGTGGAAGGTGGAGATTGCCACCGACCCCACTGACACGTCATTGCGACAAGAAATTGCGCGGATTGCTGAAAACACCTTTGGCGTCGGCAACGTGGCATTCCAGGCGTATAGCACCCACATCGCATTCCGGCTGACCAGCTTGAACGATGGCTACGCCAAGATTGGCTCGTTGTTGGTCCACTACGACCCACCACGGGACGGCGAAGCTGGTTAATTGTTGGCCAAGGCCGACAAATTTCATACAATTCAGTGCAGCAGGCGATACCTGTGTCTCTCGCCAGGACGCGACTCAACACGTCAAGACACATGGCCGAGCTGACCCCAACCAACGCACTCACTACGCCCAGCGGCGAAGCGTCGTTGCTCCAGCTCGCCCAAGAGTTTGGTCGCGACGTAGAGCGCATTGAGCAATTCATGCTCAGCGAGCAGCAAGTTGAATGCTCTGTCATCCACCGCTATGGACCTGGCGTCTATATCCGCGAGTTGATGATTCCAGCTGGCACGTTGGCCGTTGGCCACCATCAAAACTTTGAGCACACCAACATCATGCTCAAGGGCCGCGTCACCATGCTCAACGACGACGGCAGTACAAGCGAAGTTGTCGCACCAGCTCTGTTTGTCGGCAAGCCAGGACGCAAGATCGGTTACATCCATGAAGACATGGTTTGGCTCAACGTCTACGCGACAAACGAGCAAGACGTCACCAAACTGGAAGACACGTTCATCACCAAGAGCCAATACTTTGGCCAGCACTTGGACGGCAAAGTCGCCTTACTCATGAACGAAGTCGACCAGTCGGACTACCGCAAGGTGCTCCAAGAAGTTGGCGTCACTGACGGCTCACTCATGGTGAGCGATGACGTTGCAGAACTACCAGGCGGTGGCTACAAGATTAAGGTTGCCACATCACGCATCGAAGGACAAGGCTTGTTTGCCACGGCTGGCATTGAGCCAGGCGAAGCCATTGCGCCAGCGCGCATTTACGGCAAGCAAACCATCGCAGGACGATACACAAATCACTCAGCATCACCCAATGCAAAGCTGGTGCGAGTTGGTGACGACGCATATCTCGTCGCAACAAAACACATCACAGGATGCCGAGGCGGACAGGACGGTGAGGAAATCACCATCGACTACCGCCAAGCGCTTTCACTAACTTTGCAAATTGGACAGGAGAAATAAATGTCAGTAGTAGCAGCAGCAATTACCGTCGCAGCGTATTCGCAATACGACTCAGCAAAAAAGGCTCGCGATCAAGCAGCAAGCCAAGCAGCAGAGCAAGCTCGCATTCAGCAAGAGGCCGAGAATGCACGCATCGCGGAGGCCGAAAAGGCCGCTCAAGCAGCACGCGAAGCTGAGGCTCGTCGTCAAACTGCAATCACAGAAGGCGCTGGCAGCATTTCCAGCATCTTTAGCCAGTTCAACGACGACTTCTACAACAAGCGTGGCCAGGATTACACCAACTACGCCATGCCAGAGCTGGACCGCCAGTACCAGAACCAGCAGCGCGACTTGATCGCCAACCTGGCTCGCAGTGGCAACCTTAACTCATCGCTGCGTGGTGACATGCTGGCAGAGCTGCAACGCCAATACGACACCGGCAAGGTCAGCATCGCTGACACAGCCAACAAGATGATTCAAGACGCGCGCGCATCGGTCGAAGGTCAGCGCGCTTCTCTGCTTGAAAGCAACTCTCAACTGGCTGACCCAGGCTTGGTGACGGCGAAGGCCAACGCTGCCGCAACACAGCTTGGAACCAACCCAACATACGCCAGTCTTGGTGACTTGATCGCCAACTTGGCCACCAACTTATCCACCACACCCAAAGCGGCAGTCAACTCTGGCTCGTCATCTGGCTCAGGCGTGAACCTGTATGACACAGGCTCGACTGGCTCGGGCAAGATCGTCGCGTAAGGAGCTGATATGGCAGACGTCACAAACGGTCAACTCTATGCACTTGGGGCGGTGGGCAATGCGCTCAACGCTTATGAGTCGAGCCGCGCATCCATGGACATGTGGGCGCGTCAGACGGACCAGATTCGTCAACGTGTCGCTTTTGAAAAGCAGACGCTTGCCAAACAGATCGCCATTCGCGACCAGGAGATTGCACGTCAGCAGCAGATGGCACGCGCTGTTGCTGATTCGGTAAACGCATCCAAGGCGCAGTACGGCAACGTCGAGGCGGACATTGGCGCAAAGTCAGCGGCCATCGCTGACGTGTTCAAGAGCGCACTGGCCCACCAATCTGGCAGCGTGGCAGTACCAAAGTCTGTCGGGCCAGTAGCGGACCGTGAGGCGTCAGCTTCTGCCGCCGCATCCGGTGACGCGACGCGCAATGCAGAAAACCTAGCCAAGACACAAGCGCTTGGCCAAGTGTTCATTGACAAAAACCAAGCTCAAATTCGCAACAAGCAAGTCGCTGGCATGTTGCAAAACTTTGCTCAAGGCTCATCCAATGTGGCCAATCAAGAAATCCAAGCGCCAGCTGGCAAGTTCTTTGAGACACAGCAAATCAAGCCGGCCAATCCAACCATGGGCGACCTGTTCTACGGGCTGTCAATGGGTGGCTTGGCATACATGAACCAACCAAAAGACAAGCCAACGACTGGCTCTGACAGCATCTACGCATTGCCCACCGTCAGCAGCAGTGGTGGCATTGGCCTGCGTGCGCCAGGCACATCATTGAACTCGCTTGGAATCAAGTAAGGAGCGCAGCAATGCCATACCGTCAAAACCCGTTTTACCAATATGCCAACCCTGGCATGGGCCAAGCCTTTGAGGGTTTGGCTGCAACGCTTTTCCCTGGTGGAAAAGACGCCTTGAACACGGCGCATGCAGAGAACTACGCAGCCAACGCTGACATGTCTCGCGCTCATGCTGGCAAGTACCGCGAAGAAACCCGCGGCTTGCGAGACAAGAACGATGCAGTGATGACTGCACCCAGCACGCTGGCCGAGTTGATTCTTGGCGGCGGCGTTCTGCGTGATGACCAGCTCAAGCGCAACCCTGACTACAAAGAGCCAGCTCCGATTGACTGGAACAACGTGCTCACCCAAAAGATTGAGCCAGCATCCAGCGCGCCAATGTTTTTGCCATACGCCACATCGCAAGAGAAGATGGCACGCGCCATTCAAGAGGCTGACATTCGCGGCATGAAGCTCGAAGACGTGCTCAAAGCCGCGGGTCAAGCTGAATATCTGCGACGCATGGCTGGCGACAAACCTGACTCAGCGTTGGGTTACGCGCCGTTCGTAGGCGTGCATGCGCCTAACACTCAGACAGCCCTTACCACTGGCCGTCAAGACGCCATTTCGTCGCGTGACAGCGGTGAAGCCAAGTCGCTTGAAGGCGTCCGCCAAGCTGGCGCTGACCGTCGCAACAAGTACAGCGTAGACAACAAGCCGATCACCGCTGGCAACAACACCGACACCATCGTCACTCCCACCCAGGGCAAAGCCATGGGCATTGAGCCAAATGAAAATGGCCAATACGTCGTGCGTGGTCGCGCAACCCTTGGCACTGGCCAGATTCAAAAGCCAGGCAGCCTGGGTGGCGATGCCGTGGAAGGCCGTGAGAAGACGACACCAGGCAGTGGCGTAAACAAGACGTCAGCTGTACCGGTGGCGGCCAGCAACAAGATGCAGTCAATCATCGAAGCTCAGATGAAAGAACAAGGCATCACAGTTTCACCAGAAACTGTTTCTGGCTTGTTGGCCGAGGCTGGCAATGTTTGGCAGACAAACAAAAACCCAGCGGCAGCTGCTGACGATGTGATTCAACGCCTGCGCGGTGGTGAAACCGTCAACGGCGTGAGCATCAACACCGAGTCACGCATGCTGCGCTCTGACAAGAAAACGCTGCAACGTCAGCCAGGTGCAGGTGGTGGCGCAAATGCCGACGCAATTGCAAAGGCACGTGACGCGATCAACAAGGGCGCAAACCGCGCCGCAGTAATCAAACGACTCAAAGACAACGGCATCGAACCAGTGGGGCTTTAAGCATGACAGTCAATTTTGACGACCTGATTCCAAAACAGAAGCAAGCCCCTGCCGGAGTCAGTTTTGACGACCTAATTCCAGCAGCTCCGCCCCAGGCCACCGCGTCGGCCACTCCTGCGGCTGCGGAAGAATCGGGACCAGTTGGCGGGGCGGCTACTGGTACTGTTCTCAATGGACCTGAGATGCGCCCATACGAGCCTACGCTCGTTGAGCGCGCTGCCGAGTTCTTGGGACTTGGTGGCAACCGTGCTCGCTCAGCCAACGAGCTGGCCGCACGTCGTATCGCTGCCGAGCGTGGCTCATCCGTTGACCAGGTGTATCGCGACGCTGGCGGCAATCGCCCAATGTTCAACCCCGAAGGTCGACCACTGACTCAGGCCGTGCCAGAAGCTGCCGCTGTGGTGGCCAACGACCTGCCACGCGTACCAGCTGCGGCTGCCAACACCGCCTTGCGCGCCATACGTGGCGGCAATATGGGTGCAACTGACGACGGCATGCTGGACCGCGCCATCACGGCGACGTCAGCTCCGAAGAAAAAGGTCGACCCCAACTACGAAGGGCTGACTGGATTCGGTGAGTCGTTGGGTTACAGCCTGACCACCATGGTTACCTCAGCCATCGCTGGGGCGGCGGCAACAACCGCGACAGCCAACCCAGCTGTGGGCGTTGGCGCTGGTATGGCCGCATCCGGCACGGTGAGCTACCGCGCCAGCAAAGACGAATTTCTTGGCCGCGTGCGCGACAACCTGAACACTCAGGCCAAAAAGCTCTACGGCAGCGAGCTGACCGAACAAGAGTGGAGCAAAGCCCTTAAAGACTTTGACTCAGCAGCCGTCAAGTACGGCGCTTGGGAGGCAATTCCCGAAGCCGTCAGCAATGCGCTTTTCCTCAAAGCATTCTCAGCCCCAGCACGTGCTGCCAAGGGCGCACGCCTGACTGAGCTGACGCAAAAGGCTGGCTCGCTGGCTTCTGAGCAAGCCACCGAAACCATCACAGCTGTCGGCCAGAACAAGGCCGAAATGCAGGCCGGACTCAGCAATGAAGAGATGAGCGTGGCCGACGCATTCCGCAAGCAGTTCATGCAAACCCTGTTGATTTCAGGCGGTATGGCTGGTGGCGCAAAGAGTATTGACCTGGCCAAAGAGTTCTACCAGTCCAAAGTGGAGCCGGTCGTTGCACCAGGCTCAGCGCTGGCACGTGCAATTCAGGCCGACATTGAGCAAGTTGCGCTCAATCAAGACGCAACCCGCAAGGCTGCCGTCGACTCACTCAGCCCTGACCGCGCTCAGCTGCAAGCAGCTCCAGTGTCGTTTGATGACCTCATTCCCAAGACTCAGCCGACTCAGAACGTGCAAAACCCTGAGCCTCCTGTCGCTCAAGCGCCAGCTGAATCGACACAACTACCAGAGCCGGTGGCTGAAAGCACAAAGCTGCCATCGTCCGTGGCCATCTACATGGGCATGACCGACGCCATGAACGGCAACTTGAAGGACGGCGACGTCAAAGAGTTGCTGACTGCCAACGGCATGTTGGACGGCGAAGGCAAGCTCAATCAGAAGGGCTATGCGTTGGCCAACCAGTTCAACCCGCAAGGCGTTGGCGCTCAGCCTTTGACCACCGAGCAAGCCGACGAGCTGGTTCGTTCCAATTTCAAGCCCAAAGAACAGCCCGCCCCCGCCTCTAGCTCGACCGAGCCAAGCGCACCCCAGGCGGCCCCTGCGCCAAGCGGTGGCGACACCCACCGCGTGTCGACCGTCACTGGTCGCCAGGTTGAAACCCGCATGCGCATCATTGACGCCAGCGAGTTGAAGCCTGCCAGCGGTGACTTGCAGCCACGTGACCGTTCACGTGCAGCCAGCGACGAGCAGATCAACAACATCGCCAGCCAGCTCGACCCACAACGTCTTGGCCAGTCAGCAGAAGCCGACCGTGGCGCTCCGATCATTGGCCCCGACATGATTGTTGAGTCTGGCAATGGCCGCGTGCAGTCCATCCGTCGCGCCTTCGCCATGTTTCCTGAGCGTGCTCAGGCGTACCGCGACTACCTCAAGAGCCTTGGCTACGACACCACCGGCATCAACGAGCCGGTGTTGGTGCGTGAGCGCGTCACACCCATGACGCCTCAAGAGCGCGTGGCTTTCGTTCAAGAATCAAATCAGTCAGCCACCATGGACCTCACGCCAGTGGAGCGCGCCAAGATCGACGTGTCTGCGCTCAAGGACAGCGTGGTCGACGTGTGGACCGGTGGCGACATTACGTCGGCAGCCAACCGTGATTTCGTTCGCGCATTCATTGGTCAGCTACCCCAGGCTCAGCGCAATGGCATGCTGGACGACTACGGCAATGTTTCGCCAGATGGCGTGACGCGCATCCGTCGCGCCTTGTTGGCAGCCGCATACGACGACCGTGAGTTGCTGGCCAAGCTCATCGACAGCACCGACGACAACATCAAGTCAATCGGCAACGCCTTGTTTGACAGCGCCCCAGCCTGGCTGCAAATGCGTCGTATGGCACGCGAAGGCGTCATCCCATCCGGCTATGACGTGACACAAGAGCTGGTGACGGCGGCTCGCACCGTCGACCAGCTGCGCCAAAACAAGTCCCGCGTGCAGGAATGGCTTGCTCAAAACGACATGGTGAGCGAGCGCAACCCCATCGTTGATGAATTTGTACGCGCCTTCTACAATGAAGACCTGTCCCGTGCCGTTGGCCGTGACGCGATCAACGACGTGCTCAAAGCCTACGTTGACTTCGCCAAGCGCCAAGACACCGAGGACTTGCTGGGAGGCTCGCCACCCTCACCCCAAGAGCTAACCCGCTCAGCCGTGGAGCAACGCAATGAACGAAATCGAAAACCCGACAATGGAACCCTCTTCGACGCCGAAGCGACCAGCCAGCCCTCAAGCGATGGCAGCGCTGAGCAAGGCGTTCACGCAAGTCGGCCACCAGCGGTCGCTCCCTTCGTTCGTCGCGTCGGGCAAACGCTTGGAGGTCGCAGCTCAACAAGCCCACTTCTCGACACCGCAGATCGGGGACGCACGTCGGACGAAGCAGGCCAAGGAAGCTCCGATCAAACCGAATCCGGTGATGTAAATGAGCGAGCCGGTGGACCTGACGGGAATGACCAAGGCGCAAGCACGCCGAGCCGTCAACGCGGCAGCCAAGACGATGGCCCCGCAAAAAGCCAACGCGTCAAAGGCACTGGCCAGGACTCCTTATTCCGCAAAGTCTCGTTCACCGACCGCCAAAGCATCTACCGTGACGCCTTCGTCGAGCTAGGCTATGACCCAGCCGAGGCTGAGTTGTTGCCACCGGCCCGTCAGTTCAAGATTCTTGCCGACGGCCTGAAAAACACTTACGGCCTGGCCTTCGTGCAGAAGTCCGAAAAGGCCAACGTCCGCGATTCCATCGACCAGTTGCTTGACGCATACCGCGGCCTGCAATTGATGACTCACGTGCTGGACCTGCCTACCTCAGCCATTGGCTTGGGCGGCACACTTGGCTTGGCCATGACCAGCCAGGGCGACTTCTTGGGCGCTTACTTTCCACAGGGCACTGGTGGCGGTGGCCATACCGAAGGCATCAAGTCACAAGTTCCGACCATCGCAATGCCTGGTCGCTCAAACTCGTTTGCCCATGAATGGGGCCACGCGCTTGACTACCATTTGCTGACGTCGTTGGAAGGTATCACCGACACGCTGTCTGGCTACGTTCGTGACGGCGAGTCGTTCAGCGACAAGATGCCAGAGAACGTGCGTGACTCATTCCGCCTGTTGATGAACACCATGTTCTTTGACCAGGCTGAGCAGTCGGCCAAGATCATGGACCTGGAGCGAAAGATCGAGGCAGCTGAGCAAAAGGGCCAAGACACCACCAAGCTCAAAGCCGACCTGGAGCGCATCATCGCTGGCGCATCAAAGAGTCGCAACGACCGCAGCCAGTTCTACAAGAATGCCGGTGAGTTTGCTAAGACGACTGGCAGCGACCCCAACTATTGGCGCAAACCAACAGAGATGTTGGCCCGCTCGTTTGAAGCCTACGTCGCACACAAGGTGGAAGCAGCCGGTGGCTCAACCGAGTTCATTGGCAAAGGTGACGCTGCATACCTCAACGATGCAGAGATTCGCCTGGCCAAGACTTTCCCCAAGGACTCTGACCGGTTCAACATTTTCCGCGCCTACGACTTGTTGTTTGATGCCATGCGCGAGCAGGCGTTGCTCAACCCTGACGGCGAGTTGTCTGCCACGCTGCCAACCAACGTGCGTCTTTCTGACCCAAGTGTCTACTTTGCCGACCAACAACGGTCCGCTCAGTCGACAGGCATCCGTGCCATGTGGGATGCTGAGAAGCGCGCATGGGTCGTCCGCCAGCGCGAGCACGAAAAGCTGGCGCTGCGCCCCAACGATGACCGCCCTTTGATGAAACGCATGGGCGACTACGTGCGTGCAGCCATTGAGACAAACCGTGGCGTCTTGCTGTCCATGGAGTCGTACTACCAAAAGCAAGGCAACCTGGCGGCGGCCAAAGCCATTCGTCAAGTGACAGAGCGTTTGGCAACCAACCCTGGCGCTGGCAAAGAGACTGGCACTGGTGGCACGTATGCCGAGGCAGTCGAGCGCGAGACACGTCGCTTGCTGACACGCCTATCCAACATCTCTGGCAACCACAACGCCGACCTGTTGAGCGACGAGGACTTGGCCAAGCTCACAGACATGCTGACAGCTACCGGCAACGAGGCGGCGGCCACCGCTGGTTCCGACTTGAACAAACTGGCCGCAGCGCTGCGTGAGTTGATGACCGACGTCTACTACTACAACCGCAACGCTGGCCTGGACATTGGTTTTGTCAAGGACCAGGGCTACCTGCCACGCCTGATCGACGAGCCGCTGGTGACAGCCAACGACGCTGAGTTCGTGAAGGACGCCACTGAGGTTTACAAGATCGTCTTTGAGCGCGACACCGAGCGCCCGATGGAAGCTGACGACATTTCAGTCGCACTCGACGCGCTGGACAAGCGCATCAAAGAAGCTGAGATGGTTGGCGACCCACGCTTGGGTGAATACCGCACCGCCAAGAAAGAGTTGGCCAAGCTGTTGCGTACACTTGACCAAGCCAATGCTGCCGAGGAAGACGCAGCAGACAAGGCTGACAAAGCACAGGCAGCAATCAATGAGTTCTTGGACGAGAACGGTGACGTCTTTGAGGCGGCCTACGACTTGGTTCGCGATGAGTGGTCAGCAAAAGCCGCAGCCGAATACCAGGTGCGAATCAGCTACGGCTCGCCCACTGATTTCAGCTCGCACTCACCTGCCGGTTCATTCCTCAAGGGTCGTGCGCTGCCACCAGAAGCGGACAAGATTCTGTCCAAGTATTACATCCAAGACCCAATCGAGCGCATCACGTCATACGTGCAAATGTCGGTGCGCAAGTCTGAGTACAACACTCGCTTCGGCAAAGACGCTCGCAACAGCAAGGAAACAAACACCAAGCTGTATCGCTTGTTGGACACCATGGTGAAGGCCGGTGTGCGCAAGGACGACCGCGAGATGGTGCAGAAGATCGTTGGCCAAGTGACCGGCACTGACCGCTCGCAATTGCCAAACGAGCTGAACCGCACTTTGGGATTTGTGCACGGGCTTGGCCAAATGGCTTTGCTGGGTCGCGTGGTGCTGACGTCGTTGGCTGAACCCATGACAGTGGCTTTGCAGACTGGCAAGCCACTGGACGCGTTCAAGGGCTTGGCCCTGACCATCCAAGAAATCGGCAAGAGCGGCAGCGTTCGCGAGCGACGCGCCATGGCACGTGTGCTTGGCATTGTGTCGGGTGACCTGGCTGACGAGATGATCGCCAACCGCTTGGGTGGCACTGTCGCTGAGTCATCCTCAATGACCCGTGCGTCTGCCAACTTCTTCCGTCGAGTCGGCCTGACTGGTTTGACCAACGCTCAGCGCCGTGCGTCCATGCAGCTGGCTGGCAGCTATGTGATGGAGCTGGCTCAAGTGTTGGACGACGACACAGCCAGCGCACGCGACAAGGGCTTTGCCAAGGACGAGCTGATCGACGCTGGCTTGCGTGGCGCTCAGCTCCAGGACTTTGTGAATTGGTCGCGTGAGTTCACCGGTCGCGTGCCACGTCACGACGAGGTGATCGACGTCGACGGCAGCCTGACTGAAATGGGCAAGCTCTATGCAGTCATGGTGGGTCGCCTAGTCAACCAGGCCATCCAAAGCCCGACAGCCATTGACCGACCCTACGCATCCAACACCAGCGTTGGTCGCCTTGTGTACGGCTTGCTGTCGTTCTCAATGGCGTTCTTCCGCAACGTCGCAGTCAAGTCGTTCAAAAAGGTTGGCCGCGAGTACGACCGCGGCGGCAAAGCATACGCAGCTCAAGTGGCCGCCACACAAGTCATCGCTCCGTTGGCCAGCCTGTACCTTGGCCACCTGTTGGTGACGGTCGCTCGCGAGGCTTTGCTCAACCCTGAGAAGTGGGACGAAGAAGAGAAAAAAGAAGGTGGCTTCCCCATCAAGTGGCTGGCGTCGTTGGCATTCAGCCGCGCTGGCTTCACTGGTTTGGCCGACCCGCTCTACAACGCATTCCTGGGTGTGAAATACCAGCGCGACCTGTCCAACATCTTGGCCGGTGCGACTGGCTCATTCATCTTCCAAGCCATCGAGCGCATCGCCAAGCTCTTCGTGCTCAACAGCGAGAAGACCAACTCAGCTGAGCGCGGTGCAGTGCGTGGCGTCTATGAGCTGATTGCTCAGCCTGGCCTGGCCTACGCCACTGGCTACCTGCCTGGCGGTCCAGTGGTGGGCGCTGGCCTGGGTGCGTCGTACATGTATATGTCGTCACCCGCATTCAAGGCCCAGCTCCAGGACTGGCTGGCTGGCGAAAAAGAGAGCAAGCAAAAGAAGACCGGCGAGAAGGCTGGCGAGCAAGGGACGTTCTGATGTGGGACCGGAAATCATGCTCGCCCTGCAAGCCATGCGCGCTGCGTATAGCGGCATCCAGTATTGCTGCGACTGCCTGCGCGAAGGCTCTGTCGAGATTCAGCGCGTTAAGAAAACGGTTGAAGGCGGCGTGGCCGACGCCAAAAAAATCTACGCAGAAGTCACCGGCATTTGGGGATGGCTCAAGGGTTTATTGGGTGCGCCTGCTAAACCTGATCGAAGCGCTCAGCCCGAGCCAGCCGCCGCCACCGCCGCGCCAGAGCCTGTGGCGAAAAAGAAATCAAAGAAAAAGGACGACGGCTACGTCGATCACATCCCAACACAAGACGAAATCGTCCAGCAATTCATTGGCCATGTTGGCGAGTGGTTTGACAAGTACGCGTACCTAAAGGAGTTCACTGAAAAGCGATACGCCGAAGTCTTTGACAAGGATGTGATTGACCAGAAGGAGGTTCTTGAGCTGACGCAGTTGCAGGTGGAGCTGGATGCAGCCTACCCAAAGCTAATGACATTGATGACGACGAATGCCCCATGGCAGATCGGCCCCATCTGGTCGCAGTTCAAGGAAATGCAGGACAAGGTTGCCATCGGACAGGCAGCTCGCCAGCTCAAGCAAAAGCGTGAGAAGGCGTGGCGCGAAGCGAAGGCAGCTCAAGTGAGAAGCGACCGCATTGACCGCAACGTCATGGCGTTTTTTACGAGCCTAGTCATCGTCTGGTTCTGGCTTTTGATTGGGATGGTTGCAAATGTTTAAGTGGGAAAGTTTGTGGCTTGCCGCATTTCTTGGATTCCTAGTCATGTGCCTCTGCGCGTTGACCTTCTGGTTGGTGTTGCAGCTGTGGATAAAGGACGGCCAGTTCAAGCGACAGGAGCGTGAGTCTGCGAAGGCAGCGCTGGTGTTGCGTGAAGAGAGAGAGAAGTTAGAGCGTTTATTGAAAGCGGTGGAAAACACCGAGAAAGGCAAGGAATGACATGGTTCAAAGAACTCATCATCGCGTGGATTAACCGTCCACAACCAACAGAAGAACAGATCGAGATAAGCACATGGTCGTTCGTCGTGAAGTCCATCACCGTCATGGTGCTGGTCATCGCGTTCGGCGTGCTGTGGCTGATCGGTTTTGAAAAGCAGGACGAGGTGCTGGCTCCAATCGACGCCGTGTTCCTGGAAATCCTGAAAGCCATCGCCTTCATGGGCGTCGGCGCAATGGGAGCTATCTCTGGCCGCAAGGGCAGTGGCAGCAAACCAAAGGTGGAAGACGATGGACAGCCTGCTTAACATTTTGAAAACCGCAGCCCCAGCGCTGGCCACTGCGGTGGCTGGCCCCATGGGTGGCATGGCCGTCAAGGCCATCGCTGACCAGCTGGGCGTACCGGCCTCTGTGTCCGAGGTGACGAAGGCACTGGAGGCTGACCCATCGCTGGCGCTCAAGCTCAAGGAAATCGACCTCAAAGAGTTTGAGCTGCACAACGCCAACACCGACAGCGCACGAAAGATGAATGCCGAGATTCAAAGCTCGTCAAGCGCATCGTGGCTCGCAAAGAACATCGCCTACGTCATCGACTGCGTGATCGTGTGCGCGACCTTGTTTCTGTCGTGGTTTGCGTTCGTCAAAGGTGTGCCACCCGAAAACAAGGAGCTGGTCTACATGGCCCTTGGCTCTTTGCTGACGATGTGCGGCACGGTCCTGAATTTCCACCGAGGTTCTTCGCAAGGCAGCAAGGACAAAAACTCTGAACTTGAAAAATTGAAAGGCAAGTAATGACACAACTCACCCCACACTTCACTCTTGAAGAGTTGACCCACACCGACCATCGCACCCTGGACAACACACCGACAGAGCATGAGCGCTGCCAGCTCGTCAAAGGTGGTCCCTATGTGGAAATCAATGCGGTGGCCAACCTGCCGCGCCTGGCCAATTTCTTGGAGCAGGTCAAGGTGGTGCTTGGCAACAAGCCAATCATTGTGAACAGCGCATTCCGTAGCAAGTCGGTCAACGATGCAGTTGGCTCAAGCGACACCAGCGACCATCGCCGTGGCTGTGCCGCTGACATTCGTGTGCCAGGCATGACGCCAGATGAGGTTGTGCGTGCAATCATCGCCAGTGGCCTGCCGTATCAGCAAGTCATCCGTGAGTTTGATCGCTGGACCCACGTGGCTATTCCGACTTATGAGCATGATGCGCCTAAACTGTCGAAGCTAATCATCGACAGCCAGGGCACGCGAGCCTTCGCGTGAGTTGTGTGAATGGTGGGTCGTAGTGGGATCGAACCACTGGCTTCCACCGTGTGAAGGTGGCACTCTACCGCTGAGTTAACGACCCATTCAGCACAACTAACAGCGCAACGGACAATTTGTCTGTCGCTTGAAACCCGCATGAACACTAGCTTTGCGGCAGATTCACTCACAAAACTGGAAAGTAGTGTGAAGGCGAGGTTCTAACAGCGCGTCATACAACATACACAAGGCTTTAGCGGGATGCACCCGCTTTTGTCTTGTGCTTGTTTGGTGCAATACAGCTCATTTGGGGCTTTTGCGCTGTATTTAG